ATCAACAAATGATTCTCCTCACCCTCCTCGCTATCTTTGTAGTCTGGATAATCCTGAAAGCGCTAAACATCAGATGACCGACAGAGAGCTGACGTTTAGCGAATGGGGTCACCTGATCGACTTGATCGACACAGAACTAATGGGCTGCGATACAAAGGAGTCCAAGTTTCCCCTGGAAACCCTGCGTTTTAAGTTGCAGAAGCACCAGGATGGGCAGCTGATGCCCTTCAAGTTCAACGTGAATCCTAAGTTCGTCAACCTGTAGGGATCTCGTTCAGTATCGCTTCGTCTCCGTAGTGCTCCAGGGCAGCTTCGTTGAAAGCTATGGCGCACTCCACGGGGCACTTGCTCGACTTAATGATCAGCCGCTTGGGTCTCACGCTCAGGACAGCGCGGTAACGCTTCTGGCTTTTGTCCCAGAGGACGCCCCGGTAGCCACTGACAGGATTAACCCTGAACGGTGAACGACTCGGGTCGATGTCCCAGAAGCTGAACTCACTGAGCGGCACAACCCTGCGCCCGTCTATGTCTACGTCTTGCAAGAGATAGACGAGAATACGGAATCCTTCGTAGTTCCTCTTGTTGAAGGTGAACGCGAAACCCCCCATGCACACGTCCTTGTAACCCGCAGGCTCCCCCGGAACGTAAGCACCGCTGCCCCTTGCGTACGCGACTCCAGATGGACTGCTCCAATCAATCCGCCAGAGCTTCCGCATCGCTTCATACAGATGAGTCGAAGTGTCCTTGGCGTACTGGTTTGGCATCTTGACTTTGATCTGATGTTAATGGCAGCATCCTACAAGCACTCCAGTGCTAGACAACACAAAGTTACTTAGTCTTGTTAGTCCAACTGAGAACAATGGCTGACTACGTCCATCGCAGAACAATCGAGGGCATCACCACGGTGGCCGAAGCTTCTGACCTCAGGGAAGCGTGCAAGCTTGTCCCCAGCTACCAGCGGGCGGATCCCAATGCGAAGTATTACGCATCTCGAAGACCAACGAGCAACTGGCTTTCTGTGCCTCTCCAAGAAAACCCTGTGGACCCAAATGAAACCCACGCCGTGTAAATCTATGGGCGCGACTCGCTATGCTGCCATCAAAGAATTGGCACGATGGCCCTGCACTGGCTGGTCACATCTATCTCGTTTGACATGCCGCTCGACGAGGATGACGACGTGATCGCTAACGCTCAGAAGCACTCGAAACTGTGCTCCGAGCACAACAACACGGTCTGGGCGGGTCAGACAGAGATCGACGTCGTTTGCGAGATTCAGAAAGAATCTGGCGAACTGATCAGCTCTATTACGCTGAAGCGTCTCTGAGTCATTAAGAGCCACTCAATAAAACAGTGGCTTTTTTAATGAGCAGGCGGCGCAATTTGTGTAAATAAAGACTAAACGATTAAAGATTTTATTTATCAAATTGTGAGCCGTCCTACCCATCAGGTGAGTTACATGCTTGACAGACCGCCCTAAACCCTCTACATTCCTCAGCAAGGCACCGCCTTCCATCACATCACACGATCATGACCAAGATCACCCAGACTTCACTGGTCCAGCTCGGTCGCCACGCGGCTGAAACGTACGACGAGTGCGACACCGCGCTCACGCAGCTCAATGAAGGCTTTGGCGTGGCTTACGAGTCCGCACGCCAGAACCTCTCGGACGACATCAACACCGCTGTCTGCCAGCAGGGCATGGATCTCAGCGTGTTCAGCGGCAAGAGCAGCCTCTTTAAGTACGAGGAGTTCCGGACCAACATCGTGGTGAAGGTCACCCAGCTCCCTACCGAGCACGAGAAGCTGCTCAAGATGGATGCCAAGATTGAGCAGCTCCAGAAGCAGCTAGCTAAGGCAAAGCTTCAGCGCAAACAGCTGATCCAGATGCTTGCCCTCGACAACCAGATCGATTTCACCACGGACAAAGTCACTCTCGCTTTCACCCGCATCAAATGACCTACCTGATTTCCTGCAGCATCAGCTCACGGGTCCGTCAGACCGTGGGCATCAAGTTCGACGATCTGAAGCTTCCGGCTCAGACAATCGATCACCTCAAGTCACAGAGCACTGGCACCCTGCGGCCTCAGTTATCTAACTCGCTCAAAGCTGAGCTGGATAACCTGCGCGCAATGCAGCGGGAGCTCTACGACGAGTGCACAATCAACTTCGGCGATTCGCACTTCGTGACTGCCGGTTACTTCCGGGAAGCGCAGCTACGGATCAAAGAGATCAAGCGCAATGCCGAAGAAGCGAACCAACGACTGGCCTCCCTTTGGGACAGTGAGTTCGACCACTGGTGCAAAACCGTGGAGAACATGCTGCGCCCTCTGTTCAGAGATGAGCAGGAGTATCAGTTAGCGAAGGAAGCCTACCTGCGAGTGTTTCCCACGCGGAAGTCTTACAAAGACCCGATCCGTGTAGCTGTAGTTGGTCCGCTTCCGATCTCGATGACACCGGTAGAGAACCCGGATGAAGGGAACATCGAGCAGATGATCTCCGCCGAGAACTACATCAATACGACCGAAGTCATTCAAGCGGCCCGCGAAGGCGCTGCAGACAGGGCACTGCAGATGGGCGCAGAGCTCCTCGATGACCTCGATGTGCGCAGTGCAGCCAAGGTCGGCAAGGCTCAGGTCGGAAGTGAGATGAAGCGCGGCTCCTGGCAGCTGACCGCTGATCGCCTTCGGTTAATCAGCGACTCGGTTCCTGGGTTCGAGAGACTGAGCAGTCTCGCCGACAAACTTCTCGCTGCTGGCAAACGCATTCAGTCTGAAGACCGCAAGGTTCGTGATGACGGAGTCAGAACCTTCCAAGATGTCGGCCTCGAGATCCGTAGAGAGTTGCAAGACATTGTCATGCAACGGGACCAGTCCAAAGGTCTTGAAGCTTTGCAAAAATCCCTCACTCTTTCAGGGCAGTTCAAAGCTCTCTGCGAAAGGATCACCACGGCTGAAGGCCTGGATGAACTCCAGGAGCTGTCCCAAATGGCAGAGCTTGAGCAAAGCATCTACCAACAGCGCAGCAAACAACTGACCAAGCTGATCGCAGTTCGGCGCGAACTGATCGACGCTGGTGGTCGAGACCTCAATCAGATGATCGAGGAAGTCCAAAACGTTGACGACATCGATTTCTAAACGACTCACATCCCATGACTGACCTCTTCAAAGCACTCCAAGGCTTCCGCGCTTCCCTGAATACAGCTCACCTCGAGCGCGAAGAAGTAATCGACGGTCTACTTGCCACGCTTCTCTCCAAGCAGAATGCCTTCCTTCTTGGCGAGCCTGGCACTGGCAAGTCTGATCTTGTGCGCAGCATCTGCGGCGGAATCAACGGCGCTAACTACTTCGGTTACTTGCTTACCCCGACGAGCGACCCGAGTGAACTCTTTGGTCCTGTTGCAGTGACCAAGCTGCTCAACGATGAGTATCAGCGGGATGTAGATGGTTACCTTCCGTCGGCGCACATTGCTTTCACCGACGAGCTCTTCCGAGGTTCCTCAGCGATCCTCAACTCGCTGCTGACGCTGTTGAACGAGCGGACGTTCAACAACGGTAAGGAGACGATCAAGACTCCAATCCAATCGATTGTCGCTGCTACAAACTCCTGGCCTGAGGAGGAGTCGCTACAGGCTTTTGCTGATCGCTTCCTGTTCCGCCCGACGGTGCCGTTCCTGACTAAGAGCGCAAACAAACGCACGTTGGATCTTTGGGCAGCTGGTGTCCACGAGCGTCCAGAGGTGGGCTCGCACCTCACACTCGACCAACTGTTCGAGCTTCAGCAGAAGGCTCAAGAGCTACCGGTGACTGAGGACTTCCTGGACAAGTTCAGCGAACTGTGGTCAATGCTGGATGCGCGAGGCATCCGCATCAGCGACCGTCGTCGGGTGCAGATCATTAAGTTCTTGAAGGCGTGGGCTCTCGTTCAAGGAGACGATGAGTTGTACGGCGAGCACATGCACAACTCGTTGATACACATTGTCTATCGCAACGAAGACGATCAATCGACGATCAAAGAGTGCTTAATGCAGGTGTGTCCCACGGCGGAAAAGTACTTCGCTGACGCCAAGCGGGCAGCCTCCGGGATCATGACTGAGTTCCAAGCGAACAACGTCAAGCTCAGCGGCAAAAGCCTCAGTGATCTAAACGATTACGTGAAGCAGTGCCGTAGATACCGCTCGGACATTCAGAAGATCCAGCAGAAAGTAAACGAAGCTCTCGACGGCGACCGCTACAAAATGTCGGTCTCTGTAAGACAGAAAGGTGTGCAGCTCAACCGTCAGCTTGAGAAGTACTCCGAGAGTATCGCCCTAACCATTTCCGAAATCTCAAACTAATGGACAAGCGTCAAGAAGTTCTCCGGCTAGCAAACAATCAACCTCTGACTCTCGCCTGCTCAGCCCTCGCAGACTTTCTCTGGGAGGACTTCGTTTGCGACGCCAAGCCTCAGATCGTTTACCTGGCCGATCAGTACAACATCAACCAACTCTCACGGTTCGGCAAAGAGGTATTCGAGCGGTTGTACACAGGCGACAACGTCAACTGGCTTGTCGGTCTGGACGCATGGGAGGAATACTTCCGTGCCAAACAGAACGGCGAGAAGGTGGTGTATCCACGCGGCTACAAACCTGAGGATGTTCTCTGGTACTCGCTAATGGAGGATCTCTCCAACGCTGCTGCGTGGCCAGACCTACTAACCCTGTGCGCAGGTGATCAGTGGAACTCCGGTAACACTGCAATTAACATCATCAACGAGCTTTCGGAGATTCTCGAGGAGCTCATCGAGGATCTGGAGCAGCTGATCCCAGAGATGCTTGGGCAGAACCGCGAAAAGCTTCAAAAGCTCCGCGAACAATTCCAGGAAGCAAGGGATGCGGGCGACAACGAGGCCGCTGCTTGTCTTCGTGAAGAAGGTAAGAAGCTTGGAGCTGTAGCTGAATCTCACCTGATGGAGGCTGCGGAAAAGATCTCCAGCCGTATGGACGAAGTCGTCGATAAGGCCAAAGAGGAGACCGACAAGACGAACGAAAGCATCGGGAAGCTTCACGGAGACAACCCAGGAAAGGGTTCACACAAGAACGATCTGGCGGAGAAGCGTGCTCTGGCAAAACGACTGCAGGCCAACCCAAAGCTGCGAGCAATCGCCAATCGACTGGGCTTCCTGCGTCGTATCTGGATGGAGCGCAAACGCGCACGCAAGGCACGCTCAAGCTTCGAAGCCATCGCAGGCGCTGAGTTCAGCAATCAGATAACAAAGGCGTTTCCTAGCGAGCTCGCTTTGGCTGCCACGCCGCAAGGCAAGGCTCTCTTTGCGTTGAAGTACAGCCAAAGGAGTCTGCTCACCAAGGATTACGTTGCCAACAGGAAAGACCTTGGTAAAGGTCCAATCGTTATGTACGTCGATGTCTCTGGATCGATGTGCGGCGAAGCGGAATTGTGGAGCAAAGCGATTGCCCTGCTGATCTCGGAAGAAGCGGCCAAGCAGAAGCGACAAATACAAATTCACTTATTCGATACGCGGATCACTGACTCTGTGACCATCGACGCCAACAGTGAAAACAAGGACGAGCTACTGGATTTCGTCGCGACGTGGCACCTTGGCGGAGGGACAAGCTTCAACGCTGTTCTGGCACATGCCGTAACAACAGCGAAGATCACTGACAAGACCGACGTCTTAATGATCACGGACGGAAACTCCGAGGTTCACGACCATACGATTCGCAACCTCAATCAACTCAAAGAAAAGACAGGTGCAATGTGGAGCACGATCTGCATCGGGATCGATGGTGAAGAGCTGCTGCATCGCTTCAGCGATGAGGTTCACACTGTGGACTTAACTAAGACAGCCGAGAGCATCGATTGCATTCAGAAGTGCATAAGGTGACTTTGTGCTACTGCTTACAGGCGCATGCGGGGGTCCGCCGCTATAAGAGAACAAATCTCTTCGATCCATGTCAACCACGCTGGACCCTGTGAAACGGATCAACGACCAGTTTGGTTGGCAGAGTAACTACGATCGGCTTTGGGACTGGGTGCAGACTTGCGTCTGGATCAGCCTGCCTATCAATAGAAACTCACCTTACGCCGACGAAGAGCTCGAACTCAATTTCCTAGATGCTCTTCTTGAGTTCGATAAAGCAACAGGTCGCTTTGCAGCGAACATGATCGACGAGGAAGGATCGTATTACATCGTGTCAATCTCTACCCCTGGTTACTTCGTAGAAAACTACGGTTGTGACAAAGAGGAAGTCACTAGGAACATAGTGTTCGACGTGCTTGAGCTGGAATACGTAGCCTCCAGAATCGCTACAGATATCTACTTCTGGATAAACAACGTGAAGCAAATATTTGAAGACCGTACGCTGCGTTCTAAATCAGAAGAGATTGTGAAGAACTAGTCTTCGAGAAAAAATTTGCTAATCTTTTTCTCGTCTACCACTCACCAGTATGGATTTGCTCTTCAAGCTGAACGGAGTCGAGCTCTCTGCCTCAGAAGCAAAATCTCTTTTGCAAGCAACCAAGCAAGAAAGCGCTTTCGTAATCGATCTTGAGCGGCACGTTGATGCAAAGATCCTGAGCGCTCCCAACCTATTTGCGCTCAGCATCGAGAAGAGAGACCCTTCTCTGGCAGCCCTGGCTTCGAAGGTCGCCTTTTCCTCGCAGCAGAAAAGCGCGCCTCGAAAGACCCTGGTGTCTGCCACAAAGCCTCCGGTTCTTCGTCTGATCAAGAAAGGCGACCTTATCCAGGAGTGCGTTGAGAAGCCCTCTTACAAGACCGTGGGAGCTGCGATGATCCTCGGGTTCGCAGGCACCGAAGACTTTACGGCTCTCCGTGAAGTCGCCTGCCACTGGGTGAACGATCACTGGAAAGACCAGAGATTTCCTGAGAAGTCGCAGCTCTTCAGAGGGTTTAAGAACGACGGGCTGATCAGCGGTCGGTTGATTCCCATGGAAAACGAACGGGGAGTTGACCGGTCGGATACTTATTACGTGAGCCCTTGTTACCTATCTGTGACTGCAGGTTTGAAAATGCTGCAGGACTACGGCTTCGTTACCACGGAGGTGCGTTGGTCCGTCGGCTCTCGCAAAGCGGAACCTGATCAGCGTGCCAACTCGACGCGTCGCAAGTATTACGTCTTCAAGCTGACAGAGGCGGGCAAGCAGGTCAAAGAGCAGTGGGGCGACCTGGAGAAGTTTGTAAGTAACTTCTGGCGCAACAGAGTATCACAAAAGACTGCATAAACTGGACTAAGCTAAGTCCGAAGCCTAATTACCCCGCTACCATTGGCGGGGTTTTTTCATGGCTTGTGATTCTCGCAGATTGGCAGATTCGAGGTCTGGCTATGGAGGGTCTCCTTGTGGACCCCTTCGACGAATCGTTAGTAAATCCAGCGTCGCTTGATGTACGCCTCGGACCCAATCTGATGGTCGAGGCTCGTCACACCGACAAGCTTTTAACAGTCTCAATTAAACAAAGCTCAGAGCAGGATCCGTTTCTGCTTGAGCCAGGTCAGTTTGTTTTGGGAGAAACAGTCGAAACACTAAACATCCCTTCCTACTTAAAGCTCTGCGCACAGTTTGCTCTGAAGAGCTCAAGAGCTCGCGAAGGGATTGAACATCTAATGAGTGGGTACGTAGACCCAGGTTTCCACGCGTCGAAACTTACGCTCGAGTTGCTCAACGCTCGCAAACTGAGACCGGTGCGTCTCTGGCACGGGATGAAAATCGGTCAACTTGTTTTTCATCGTATGGAAGAGGCTCCGCTAGTGGGTTACGAGAAAACGGGGCACTATAATGGCATCGACCGGGTCGCCCCCTCCTGGGAGAGCTAGGTCAAACACTGTTTCTAATTACATGGGACTACCGACTTCACGCCAACAACCAAGTTTCGTTTGTAGTTCCTGCAAAGCTCTAACGAGAGGGGTTATTGAGATTAGATATCTTCGTGAAACTCCAGGAGGTCAACGGAGAAGAATCGAATGTGAAAACTGCAAGCGGCGCTCAACTGTATTCACCCTTCCTGAAAAAAGATATCAGGAGCTGGTAGAGGCTGAACGGCGAATGAAAAAGGTTCTATCTGCTCTGGGTAACCCGAAAATATTCCGCGAGCAATTCCCAGATGGAGGCTCGAGCACCGACGAAAAGCGCTGCCCTGACTGCGGTCACTATGGCCCAGATGGATGCAGATTCGCCTTCCCTGATGCGGAAGAGGACGAAACGTTCGCATCTGAATGCAACCTTTGGCAAGCACAAGACTGAACCATGAAGATCCAACTAATCGAAAACAAAGAAGATCTTGTTCGTACTATCAACAATTTCTCTTCCGCAAAAATCTGCCTTGACTTCGAAACCACGGGGCTTCAGGCGGGGATTGCCAAGCCTCGATTGATTCAGTTTTGCGACGCAGATCCAGCTGACCTGGATCGAACTGTTTACGTCGTGGATCTCTTTAGATGCACAGAAACCAAAGAGCTTAAAGAGTTCATCGAGTCGAGGGAAATGCTCATTGGGCACAACCTCAACTTTGACCTGCAGTTTCTGTATTACTTAGGAATCGATTTCAAGAACAAAATATTCTGTACTTACGTAGCAGAGCGGATCCTTCGTGCCGGTTTTAAAGAAGCGAAGGTCTCGCCACAGGCGCAGAAGCAATACTTCGAGGACGTCAGCTGCAGCCTTAAAGCATGCCTCGAAAGACGATTCGAGCTGGAGATCGACAAGCAGCAACAAGTGTCCGACTGGAGCAAGGAAGAGCTCGACCCGGAGCAAATCGAATACGCCGCGAGAGACGTGGACATTCTTCCTCGCTTGGCTGCTGAACAGCTGGCAGAAATGCGGGAAGAAAATCTTTTACCGATCTACAGCATCGAATCAAGATGCATCCGACCAGTAGCACGGATGTGCTACCGAGGGTTCGGAGTCGATAAACAAAAACTGCTTGAGCTCGAGGTGGCGATCACCGCAAAGCTTGAAGCAAAAACCAAAGAGTTTATTTCTTCTCTCGACTCGCGACTTCCCGAACAGGCGAAGTTACCCCGCAGAGAGGACGGTGAGATCGCGGTCGGTAAAAACGCCAAGAAAGAGTTCAACCCTGGCTCAACCACGCAGGTTGGCAAGGCGTTTGCCTTGTGCGATATCGAACTTCCAGTCGACTCAAAGACCAACAAAATAACCCTCAATCAAATTGCTCTTGCTGAGTTCGACAGCTGCGACCCAACCCTGAATCTCTATAGGGAACGCGTCAAACTCGAAACGCGCCTTGAGCACGTGGAAAAGCTGCTGCTCAACATCAATCCAGTCACCAACAGAATCCACTCTGGATACAACCAAGTGGGCGCAAACTCAGGACGCTTCACCAGCAGCGGGGCTCCCAAAGGATCCAAGACAAAACCCAAGACTCAATTCGCAGTCAATATTCAGCAGGTTCCACGGACCAAGGACTTCCGTGAGTGCTTCGTTGCAGCGCCTGGATTCAAGCTGGTTATCTGCGACTGGGCGCAAATCGAGCTTCGCCTTGGGGCGGAGCTGATCAACATCCCTCAGATGAAGCAAGCCTTCAACGAAGGGATCGACCTGCACACGCTCACTGCGAGCCTGATCTACAAAGTCGGAATCGAAGAGGTCACAAAGGATCAACGCCAAGACGGTAAGACCCTTAATTTCGCTCTGCTTTACGGAATGGGCTTCCGTAAGTACAAGACTTACGCAGCTCAATCAGGAAAAATCATCAGCCTGAGCGAGGCCAAGGTGGCTCACATGGCTTTCCACAGTGCTTATCCGAGACTCCGTTCTTGGCACCGAGAGCGGGGAGCTCTGGTTGACGACGGTTGGGCTTACACGCGCACCGCACTGGGCAGGAGGAGACTGCTTAGCTACAACGATGCATCCATGATGGTCAGCGCCAACACGCTGATTCAGGGTTCCGGCGCGGACATCCTCAAGATCGCCATAGCTGAGCTGAACGATCACTTATCCCCTGACGTCCATCTTGTTGCGGCAGTTCATGACGAACTTGTGCTCGAGGTCAAAGAGGAGATTGCTGAGAAATACAAAGAGATTCTTGAGACGACGATGATCAAAGCAGCGGAACACGTATTAAAGTCGGTCCCAGCTAGCGCTGACGCGTCTGTAGGTGACTCATGGGCAGCAAAATGACGACTAAATCATTTGTTGAACTGTTCGAGCTGGAGATTCAAGAGGGTAAAGAGATCTTCACCGTTAAAAAAGGGAAGGTCTGGTATGGAGTTATCAACGCAGGCAATCGGTTGTACCTAACCGAGTGTTCTTTTGACTCGGCGCTTCAAGCTGCTAACAAAGCACGTGCACTGAAAAAGACGAACAAGATTGAAGCTCGTATCATCCAGCAGCCAAAGATCGAGGAGAAGGTAGATATCAAACCCGAAACTTTAAAAAAACCAAAGATCACTTCATCAAAACGTAAAATTGTGGGGGTGAATACCGAACTTTACAGTGAAGAGGAAATGTCCTCGCTCGCCAGCACCGGTCTGAAATTTAGAGAGGTGTGGGTTGTGCGCGACCGGAAGAGCGGTAAGTTCGTGCACAAAAGCCTCAAAGGCAACTCAGTCGCCGAGTACTGCGAGGATAAAGAGCATGCCGAAATTCATACGAGTTTCGAAAACGCAGTGAGCCTCGTAAAAACCCTGAACAGTGTGGTTGGTCCTGGCCACGAGCTGCGTAGATACTGGGTAAAAAATTCGAAGTAAAGTAGAGAAAAGTTGCTGGATTCAGGGTGGGAGACGACGGCGGTATTGGTGCGCTTACTGGGCTCGTTAACCTAGGAGCAGGTGGCCTTGGATTGCTTCTCCGTGGTGGGCAGAAGTTAATGCAGGTCCCCCGGATGGCAGGTCAGGCATACAGTCGCTTACCTCAGCCTGTGCAGCAGTCGATAAACAGAACGCTGGAATATGGTCCTCCAATTTTTGATTTCACGAGAAGCGTCGCAAGCGGGCAGGATCCACTGAGAGCTGCCACTGAGATTATTTCGGGGGAAGTGACGGGACGGACTATGCGTAGAGGAGCAACGAATCCGATTCTGTTCGGTGTGCGTGACGTCGTTGGGAATGTTTTGGGCCAAGGGGTTTCGAGGATGGGGACTGACTTTGGAATGCAGATGGGTCAGCAACCAACTGAAACAGCTCCTGGCACGAGTGACCCAACGATGCCAGAGTGGCGCCGTCGCCTCGAACAAGGTTATTAAAGGTTGAACGGAGAAACACCGAGAAGTCAATATCGATTGCTGCTGCGTAAAACAAAGCAGGAACTAGCAATACCGATCAGAGCGAACGACACTGCCCACGCGCAGGCGCAAGCCGAAGACATTTGTCGTGCACTCGAGGGCGCTCGTTTCGAGCTGAGCTACGGGGAGTCCGACGTGACTCCTCTCGCTGAGTTATTTACAAAGCTGGCTGGAAACGACTTCACGCATGGTCAGTGCTGGCTCTGGGGAGGATCGTTCTGCAATAACGTTCCTTGTGTTTATGTGTTCGGTAAGCGCTTGTATATTCGTAATGTCATTCTGAAATACTTAGACATACCCAAGGACGACGCAATCGCCAAGCCGTCGTGTTCATGTAAAGCATGTATTAACCCGTATCACACTGCATATACCTCCAAATCTAAAAAGAATCAGAAGCTCGGGGCTGGCGACGACCAACTCCTCTTAGCCTTTCTGGGCCAAGGGATCTCGGTCACCCAGATCGCCAAGGCGCTTAAAGTTCACCGCTCAACGATTTACCGCAAGCTCAAAGATGAACGTTTTTGTTCTAGGTCTCCGAGTAACTGACGAAGCTCAACTTTCGGAAGACACGATCAACGTCCTGGCGGAGGCACTCCCCTCCAACGACAAGCGCGTTGCCAGCAAAGTGCAAGTCCTTCAAAAGAAGGATCACTACGTGGGCAAGCTGATGGCTGATCTGAAAAAGGATCAGACCTTCCTCGCGATTGGTCCCACGCGGGCGACTCCTGACGGCATTCTGCAGATGCAGGCAATGCTCGTCGTCACTGAAGCCAACTTCCAGGATCTCCTGGCAGTCAACTTCTTTGTTGCTGCTGGCGGTCTCGGACCCAAATCGGATCAGGTGGAGCTGACCGACACCACTGTCACTAACCGCTCGCTTGCTTGGCAAGACGAAGGTCAAGAGACCCAGTGGTTCAAGCTGACTGCCTGGGGCGATCTGTCTAAGCAGTTGTCTGAGCTAGCGCCCGGTACTCCAACGGTCGCTGTGGGTCGTGTATCTACTTCTGAAAAAGATGAAAAGTCCTACCTAAACTATACGTTGGATAAGGTTCTGTACCTTCCCAAAACTCAACGCTCGACGCCTAAGAAGGCCGCTGACCCCGATAAAGGGAAAGTGTCCGCTGCTGCTATCGGCTCAATCGACTTCTCTCTCTGATTACCGCTTCCTGATTCACCATGGTCTTCATCGCTGGGCAATTTGCCGAGGACGAGATTCTGTGCAACTGTCCTCCGCACACTCTTCGCATCGATCTTCAGCAACGTCGCTGGAAATCTGACGTCGACCCCGAAGCTGCGATTGTCGATGCCAACGGCAACGGCATCCCTCTGAGCTTCATCCTCCTGGGCTTTACTCCGTTCTACGGAAACCTCGGGATGCGTCACCAAGAGGAATTCATCCGAATCGCCTACATCGGTGTCTCTCCCAACCACAGGCTCCTGCCTCCTCGCTGCGTCACCTCGACTGTGATCAGCGGGAAAACTTCCCAGAAGGGCTTCATCAGCTACTTCCAGACCCTGTACAACAACAGGATCAACTGCGCATCCGTAGTCACCACCACGAAGTTCGTTACCAAGTCCTTCAATGAGCGGGATCCTGTCACTGGCGCGGACGGCGCAAAGATCAATTACAACGCTCTTGAGTTCAGCGACCGACCAGCTGAAACAGACGAGGAGAAGAAACTCATTGCTGACGTCAATGAGTGGCTTCAGTCAGAAGGAGCGCCGTCGGTGGCGAACGCTCTTCGCAGCACCATCCCAGGTTCCAATCTGGTGGAACTACCCCTCGGAGAGGACCACGCCAAGATCAAGGCTGCGTTCGAGGCAAACAATGCTCTCCCCGCACCGAGCCTTGCTGCGCTTCCTGCGGACGCGAATCCGTTGAACGTCAAGGCAGAAGTGGCAGAGGAGTCCGAACCTCCTTCCGCCGAACCCAAGAAAAAGAAAGCGGTCGAGCTCACACCAGAGCAAGCCAAGAAACTTGGGATAGACTTCTGACGTGGAATGTCTAAGGGGCCGTCACCGTTGCGGCCCCTTTTTTTATGCGTAAAAAAACCCGCGTCAAACGAATCAGACACAAAGGCTTCTGGGTCAGCGTCTGGGTTTACCGGTTCGTTTCCACGGAGCCGTCCTTCTGGGAAGGCGCGTTCTGCATCACCAAATCAAAGCGAGCATCCTGCGATTGGATCGAGCACAGAAGGAACCGCAGGTCTGAGCATGCGAACAAGCCGCCCAACGGAGCACCTTCTACTACAGTCTTTAAAGCAATGTCTTTATTTGAAAGCTTGATCCTCGAGCTTCCTAAAGACGCGGTTATATTCTCAAGGCCACAGAGCAAGCAGCTTGAGACCATCCCCCGCTATCTCGAGCGGATCGGCTTTATTTATTCGCCTCTGGATGACCAAGCGTGCTGGGTTCTAACAACTCGTTCAAAGGAGGAAGTTCTACGCCCGCGCTCGCGCAATGCTTGAGCAGCTGGGAAAACAAACGCTTGTTTAACTGGTATTGCTTATGGACCATACTGAAGATCTCTAGGAGATCCTTCTTGTCGAGTTTCTCTGCGCTGCTCATAACACGAGCGTGCATGAACTCGTTTTCCATGGTGAACCAGGCGATCTCCATAATGAGCACGCAGGTTATCCACCCACTGTAGCGACACGAACCTCTTCAATCCTGTAACAAAAGAGAATGTCTTCGTTCTACAAAACACCAAAGGGAGTTGGCCACGCTCTGACTAAACGTGTGCGCTTGGAAGGCTCTGTGCTGATTCCTTACGACAGCGACGGTCAGCTCGAAGCTGAGCTGAAATCGTCTGGCGTTTCGGTCTCCGTCAACAACGACTCCGACAAGCTCCTCGATCCCGTGTGGTGGCTTCATGAAAGCCAGAAGAATCACAGCTTCGTCATCCAGTCGACTGTCGGACTAAAGGAGCACTCCGAATACATCCTTAAATATGGCATGCAAGTGTGTGCTCAGGGTATGTGTTTATTAGAAAGGTTGTCTTTCCTAGAACCAGTGATGAAGAGGAGAGATTTCCTGCTCTCTAACAAACTAAGCAACATGGTGATATTCAGTCCTCGTCCAAACTTTCGACACCTTGGCAGTCAAAAAGACTCAGTCACATCTGCGTGGTTCGTCTTCAGGCACCCGGATCAATGGCAGGATGGTGCGATAGTTGAGTACGCTCTAGATTGGAGCGATCTCATAGACCTGGACGCTTTAGCAAATGGGAGTCAAGTTGGATCAGATCCTCAAGCTGCAGCGTCAGCAGATTGAGCTGACCACGGAGCTGATCAAGCGCGTCGAAAAGCTTATCGCTGTAAACCTGTCGACCCAGCTCCTTACTGAATGCATCGCTCCCGACGGGAATCCTCGAACAGCTGATCAAGTTGCAGAATTAGTCACAGAATCCTTCTGTGGTGCTCTCTGCATTTCCAACGAACTCAATCCCCACCAGAAAGGCTTCGACTACCAAGTCAGCGAATTTTTCATCGAGGATGAAGAAGAGCAAGAAGACGAGTACGAGGAGGAAGAGGACGACGATGATGATCGGGGGTTCATCCCGCCTGACAAGTCACCCATGGGTAAATTTTGAGCACTGACCGCAAGTACAAAGGGATCAACTACGTCGCTCGGATCAGCCGCTGGCGAGCAGTGATCTACAAAGACAACAAACAACTTCACCTCGGTTACTTCACCGGTCCAGTAGCTGCAGCTAAGGCTTACGACAAAGCTGCACTGCTGCTGGGCCGAGATCCGAAAACTTTGAACTTCCCTCCACAAAAATGAACGTCATCTCTCGCCGTCAAGCCACGTGGCTGGCGGAAAACGCACATAAGAACTGGTATTACGACGAATCCTCTCCTACTTTTATTTGCTGGAAAGCTCGACGACACAAGGGCAAACGACTGCCGAACTCCCAGGCAGGCTCAAAAATCTACAAGAGATTCAAAGTCCGTTGCCAACAGGAACTTTGGGAGTGCCATCAGATCGTGTGGGTTCTCCACAACGGTTTGATCCCTGAGGGTCACGACATCCTCCACGCCGACGGGAATGGTTTTAATAACAAGCTCAGCAACCTGCGGCTTGTCACTGAAGGGGAATTGAATCGTGGGCGTAGCTACGGGAACCAGAAATTCATTGGGGTCTGTCAGGTCAAGGACACCAACAGATACCGTGCAACTATCCGAACTAAGAATTCGTATGTGCACATTGGTTACTTCAATAACCCCATAGAAGCAGCAAGAGAGTGGGATAAAGTTGCGCGCCGCTTAGGCAGGACCAAACTTAATTTCCCTGAATGGCAGTCAGACGTAGCTTGAAACAGAACACATAAATTTCAATTTTCCGCACTTATTGAACTAGACTTCCAATAATTGCGACACAAATGTGTCAGACACCAGGGTAACAATCAACGGCTACAGGCACTACAACGTATTAGGTGTAAGTCGTCCACTAGCTTCTGTTACTTCGATCCTATCTGCCACGCAAAGCGAAGATAGTCGTAGGAAACTTGCCGCCTGGAACGCCATGAACCCAGGTGCGCTGGAGAAGGCAGCAGAGCGGGGTACGTGGATTCACAATGGTGTGGAGAACTACGTCCGAGGAATCAAGGTAGATCCTCCAAAGCATCTACAGCCTTACTGGGACGGGATGCCTGAGAAGTTGGATGAGCTGTTCGAAGGCGGTCGGATCCTGTGGTCCGAGAAACCAATGAACATGCCCAGCTGGAACAAATACGTAGGTGCGGATGGAGTCGGGCGAATTCATTACTACGACGAAAAAACAGATCACGGATGGGCCGGGTGCTGCGACGTTATCTATGAAGATCAGAACGGAGAAATTATTCTTGGAGACTTCAAAACATCCTTAGGTCCTTACTCCGCCAGATTCCCCAGCTCTAAAGCCGATATCGACGACAAGCTCCGCAAAGCTCTAATCGGTGGCGTGTACAAAACGAAAAAAACACGGCTCCAACTTGCTGCGTACAAACTTGCCGCTGAGCGCTGCTTCGGGATTAAGATTGCGAAGACACAGATCATCGTCTCCACGCCGCTGCCGGAGTTCTCCGTCCAGGTATTTACCTTCAGCGGCAAGGACGTAGAGAAGGACGAAGCCGCTTGGCACGAAGTGGTAAGGAAGTTTTACAGTGATGTAGCCGTTCCTTAATAGTCTCTTCCGTATCCCCCCTGGGAATCCGTGCCAAACTGAGAACCGCTCCTGGGCGCCATGCATTTCACTTGCTCGATCAACCGTGAAGTCCGCGCCGCTCTTGGCCCTTCTGGAAAGATCCCTGCGGGTGGGAAGTTTAGTGCGTTTAATGACAACTGGATTGCCTCCAGCCTGTCATCCTCAGAGCTTGCCGACGAGGTTATGCGTGCGCACGGTATCTGTGCGTGGCATCTCGTAAACGGTCAGCGTAAGAGTAACTCAACAGGTGCAATTAAAGCTGGCCTTGTCATCATTGACATCGACAATCAAGCCGATGGAAAGGATGCAGAAGGCAACAAAATTCAAGACCAACAACTAACACCAGAACAAGCTCTTGAACTACCTATTTGTCAAAAGTATCTTTCTCTCGCTTATTTCTCTCCTAGTACTGCTGACGGTTGGCCACGCTTTCGCTTGGTTTTTGGCCTGGAGAGCGAGATTCTCGATCCGGATTTCTACCAGTGGTTTGTCCGTCAGATCTCAGAATCCATCCCAGGCTCTGATCGGCGCGCAA